GATCTGCTCTGATCAATGGCTTTGACATTTATGAATGACTTCTAAGCACTTTTATATTCATATTTATCCTATCCGTCAAGGAATGTTCTATAATACTCATCCCTTCTCTTTTCCTCTGCCAACCACTTTTCGTAGTTTGTTTTTCTTTCTCTAACCTCATTAATTCTTGCTGTTTTTCTAGCAAGTGTTCTCTCATAAACTTCTAGTGGGGTTTCGCCTCTATTAAATCTTTCAGTCGCTCTGTCAAGAGAGGCTTGTTCTCTTTGGATGTCTCTATCAATACCTTGCTGTGTTATTGGATCTAACCAATCTTCCCGACTGCCCTGTTCATATATTTGCGCGGTTAATGATCCTGGAGACTGTGGATCACCGGATAGATTCAATGACGATAAATCAGGATTAAACGGTGGTGTCGGATCTTGACCTGAAGTTCCCTGTGTGATTGGTGTCTGTGCGATTTGTGTCTGGTTATTTTGTTCAAGTTCTTCTGGTGTGATTTTTCCATCAGTGCGTACATCTTTGGCGTCTTTAGGAACAACAGCGTATTGAGGACCTGGATCTGTTGGATCAGCTCCTTGTTTTCCATTATCAACTGCCCCTGCTTCAGTGGCGGCGTCTGTAATCTCAGAGTCTGGTTGACTAGTTCCACCACCACAGAATGTATATTCGTCAGAGACTGCCTCATTTGGTTTTTCTTCACAACCAAATACATCAAGACTTAAGTTATTGAATAGCATGGCAGCACCCAAGCTTGTATTAATATTTGGTAACTGAGTAAGTGCTCCTAGAATACCAAGACCTTTACTCACTTGATCGGCAATGCCTAACACACCAGATACTTTATCTGAAATATCATTTAAGAATTCATTGACACCTTGTAGCATCGTGTCATTATTTTCTTGTATTGTCTCCATATTTGTAACGATGACACTTGCCATGAGGTCCTCAGCGGAACACGTCGGAACGTCAGGTATCGTGGGTCGTTCGCCATCAAGAAATGCATTTTGCTTTCCCCTCGATGCATTTCCCCTCGCCTGTGCAATCAGATTGTCAATATCCAATGCATCAGCGAGTAATCCCTCAAGTTTATTTGATAAGTTGTTTGTAATACCATTGTAAAGACAAAGAGACATCTCATTCATCTCTTCTTTCATTTCTGCGAAGAGATATCTCTCACTCGAAGGTAATGCAGATACAACATTAGTCAACTCATCATTAAGTTTCTTTTGAGCATGTGACATCATTTGATCCATGATGGGCTTAGTATATTTTGCCATCACCTTGGATGCGTCCTTGATTAATATCTGAGGATTCTGACTACGATATGTTACTGCGTCTGTATAACTCGTAATCGAGTTCATATATTTGCTGATCTTGCCAGTCATTTTCTCAATCTCAGTCTTCATATTCTTAATAGAAGACTGAACCTGATTCTCAGGTGTTTTGAGTGGGATCTTTTCACATATTTGTTCTTGACCTACAACATCAGATACGTTTTGGCCATGAGGTGCATCACTATGCTCTTTTTCTGCGTTCTGATCTCCCTGAGGTTCATTAATTCTCTTACCAGAGTCTGGTGATGGAGGATTTGATCCACGCCCATAACCGCTCGCACCCTCATAGTTTACTACACTAGTTTTTCTGAGAGTTGTTTTTGCATTATTACCAAGCACTCCCATAATAACAGGGACTTGCATGTCAGATCCATCAAGAAAGAATCCAAATACAAAGTTACCCTGTCTAAGGTTAGGAGTTTGAAAAGATGCTTGTTGTCCACCACCAGCGGTGATGGGATACATTACCTGTGACCAAGGCAACTCTTCACTCTTTAAAGTTTCATCATCCCGATCATGTAGACCAATGATTCTAACTTTATATCTGTATCCCCATCCTTCTGATCCCTCTGGACTATCATTTTTTGTCGGGACAATATTATCCCTCCAGTGATCGTCGTCAGTAATCTGACCAATCCACCAGTTGAAACTAGATCCAAGGAATCCAGGATTAAAAAGCGAAGTAGACTCCATCAATCGTCATAAATTAAGCATTCTGGTTCAGATGGATTCTGATCACAGAAAAGTTCCAGGTAACTGGGATCATGATGATCTCCAGCT